ATAGAAAAGGTAGAATAGGTATGAAAGCATTACTTAAGAATTTAGTAGGATCGGTAGCTCCAACAATAGGAACAGCGTTAGGTGGGCCGATGGGTGGCATGGCAGCGAATATGATCGCTGATGTATTAGGATGTGATAATGACCCTAAATCAATACAAAAAGCCATGGACAATGCCACGCCTGAACAGATGCTAGAGCTTAAAAAAGCCGAAGCTGACTTTGAAGTTAAAATGAAAGAACTTGAGGTGGATGTATTTAAACTAGAAGTACAAGATACACAAAATGCTAGATCAACCTTTTCTAAGGATTGGACTGCCAGAATTATAGGTATTGCTACATTGGGTGGTTTCTTAGGTTACATCTTTCTTATTACACTTCAACCACCAGAATCTAACTCAGAAGCATTGGTTAACTTAGTGCTTGGATATTTAGGCGGTCTAGCATCAGCCATTATTAGTTTTTACTTTGGAGCATCGAATACGTCAAACAAAGATGAATAGAGAGGCACTTATTGAAGAACTAAAACGCGATGAAGGGGTAGTCTTTACATTGTATAAGTGCTCTGCAGGTAAAAATACTATCGGAGTAGGCAGAAATTTAGATGATCGTGGTATTACAGAAGATGAATCTGATTACTTATTAAGTAACGACATAGATCTTTGCGTAGAAGAACTAACACTAGCTTTCCCTTGGTTCCATAGTCTATCTGATGCAAGGCAACGAGTTCTTGTTAATATGTGTTTCAACTTAGGTTTGTCTAGGTTGATGGGTTTTAAAAAGTTTTTAACTGCTGTAGAAGCAGGAGAATGGGAAACAGCTGGCGTGGAGATGCTAGATTCAAAATGGGCAGAGCAAGTTGGGCCAAGGAGTACCCGCTTACGAGATCTACTTCTGGAGGGGTAGTGTGGCGTACTACAAACTTATTAACTTCTCAGGTATTGCACCTCAGATATCTCCTAGGCTTTTAAATGATACAGTAGGCCAAACTGCTAATGATGTAGATTTAGATAGGGGCGTACTTACTCCTATAACAGAAAACTCACAAACTCAGGCTCTAACTCAATCTGGTAGGACTAGTATTTACTATTATTCTTATGCTGGAAGCAACTACTGGTTAGAGTGGACGGAGGACGTAAACGTCCAACCGGGGCCCATTGCTGATGATTCGTTGGCTAGATTATATTGGACAGGTGAGACCTTTCCTAGAATGGCTTCGGGAGATATTATTACTGCTAGTGGTTCTGGAAGATACCCTAGAAATTTCTACAGACTAGGAATACCCGCTCCTACTGCAGCTCCTACTGTAAGTGTTAGTGGCACAGACGACGGAACAACCACACAATACAGCACAGCGTACGTGTATACGTTCGTTTCAGCGTATGGAGAAGAAGGCCCACCATCGGCTGTATCATCTGTAGTAACTAAAGTAGATGCGCAAACTGTTACAGTAGGTGGATTAGAAACTTCAGCTGGTTCAGGTGTTGGTAGGACAAATACTAATTTAGCAAAGAAACGAATTTATAGATCT